CTCCGGCTCCGGCTCCGGCTCCGGCTCCGGCTCCGGCTCCGGCTCCGGCTCCGGCTCCGGCTCCGGCTCCGGCTCCGGCTCCGGCTCCGGCTCCGGCTCAATGGCGTGCCAAACAGGCTGACCTGGACACCAACCCATTTAATGCTAACAAAGATTTTTCTGCGTTCTGAAAATCCAAAGAGATTGTCGTCTGGTAGTAATAATGCCGTTGATTGAAAATCTCGACTTTAACGGATCAAGTGACATTATGCAGTATATTCCGACGGTCGAGACTGTGTCAGAGCCTCCACCGACTGAAGAAAAAAAGGAGGAAAAAATCTCTGGGCCAATAGAAATGGACTTTTCGACACCAATCCAGGACGTGATGCCTTCGGCTCCTTTGGATGACACACCTGGTCTGACTGGCCCATATGTTTCTCCGACGAACAATCGTGTTGTGGCTGTCAGCCCAGGTGTCGTGACGGCCGAATCCAAGTCCGTTTCGAAAAATCCTCTGGGTGTGACGGATGAACAGTTCCAGGCTATCATTGCTGGAGTGATTGCTGTCGTGGCATTTTCCAAGCCTGTTCAGTCCAAGCTAGCTGAGATGGTGCCCAAGTTTCTCGGCGAGTCCGGTGACTTGTCCACAACCGGCATGGTGGTTTCGGCTCTTATCGCCGCAGCCCTATTCTATTTTGCGACACAGGCCCTCAAAAAGACTTAATCATGCATGACTCCTCCACAATACTGTTCGTTTCCGATGGGGGTGTACAGCCCCAAAGACTGACAGAGCGCCTTGAGATCTTTGAACGACTGCCAGAATGCATCCGAATGATCATATTCTGGAACTGTAATGTGTGCAAGTTCATGAATCAGAACGTGCATCGCCGCATTTACATTATCACCATCGAGACAAATGTAAATTTCGTAGCCTTTATTTACATTGTATCCGATTGTTCCTTTGTTCATTCGAGTGTATGAAATTCCAGTAAGAATCGCCACCTTGTCCCGTATAGACTCGAATCGTTTGTCAATTCCGGGTGTTTCACGAAGGTGTTTGAGTAACAGTAGATATCTGGCTCGAAGTTGTTTGAGAAGCGGTGGGTCCTGAAGTGTCGCTACAAGGAGACACAAGACAAGAGCCAGCGCCGTAAAAAAAATCCACGGAAAAACCCTCCGGCCCATCTATCATTTACGTTTGAAAATAAATCGAGAATAAATGTCCGAAACGAGTCCGGTCGGTTCGCACATTGGTTCCCATTCGAGACACGTAAACCACTTTGAGAGCGCACCTTCGAGTATCTGACGGTCGATCATCGGTTCGATTCGTGTTTCTCCGGCGTAAAATGGACCATCGACCAAACAAATTTCGGCTCGTCCATCGAAAACGCGTACCGAGTTTCCAAGGCGGTCCGTCCTGTCCGACATGCGTTGGGCGTCCGGGACGATACCAAACACGAGACCACCGGGACGAACCTTTCGAGCGAGTGCCTGTGTGGACTTTTCAAGTGAGTCTCGAATGTAGTGAATCGAAAAATTGTAACAGACGGCATCAAACGTTCCTGCGACATTTAAAATATCCCCCTTGTGAAGTTTTACCGTCAGACCGTAATGGATCGCTCGCCGAGACGCCTCTTCGAGCGAATCAGGGTCTGGATCGACCGCTGTAAGCTCCACTCCGGCACGTTTCCATTTTCCGAAATCGCCACCGCGTCCACAACCACAGTCCAAAACAGACTGACCAGGTTGAGTACAACGTTCGATGAGTTGTGTCTTGTACATGTTATGTGCCCGTCGAAGTTTGTCCATTGCGCAAATTCAGTTAAACAAAAAGCTCTTCATGTATTTAAATGGCTCTGCTCGAGCAGGATTTTCTCACCATCCCAGGTCAGGTGTATGCACTCATCTCTCTGGTTGGCCCGGATCTGCCACAGAAGACGGACAAGTTTGGGCTGAAGATTCGTGGGTGCTTCGCAACCAAGGAGGAGGCGGCTGCTCACGCTAAGCGCCTGCAAAAGGAGGATACGATGCTCGATATTTACGTCGTTGACATGTACAAGTGGCTTTTGATTCCGCCGGACCGTGACCAGATTGAGGATACGCACTACCAGAATGAGAAGCTCGAGGAGATTATGACCAAGTATCGTGAGAATCAGCGCCTGGCTGCGGCTCATTTTGAGAAGCGCAAGCGCGACATGATGGCCAAGCCGATCGAGGGATCCGCGACGCCATATATTGAGCCTGGTGATGAGAACTCCAAGTTTTACAATCGTCCGGATGTTCCGCCGATTCCTCATCCTGCAGATGTCATCGAAGAGCTTCGCAAGGAGTTTCCAGATGCGACCATGGATGAGCTTGTCATCAAGGCGGATACGCGCATCGCGGCCGAGATTGTGAAGCGTCGTGAGCAGCGTGAGGCGGAGCGCAAGGCGGCCGAGGAGAACCCTCCCCAGATTGGTCCAATCGAGCCTGTTCAGCCCATCGGCGCCGGCTCGGCTGCAAATATTCTCGTGTAATAGAAATGCCAACTCGACGCGTTTTGATTCTTGAAGAGGCGCGTCGTAAACGTCGTCATGTTATGACGTCTCGTACTCGCTACCGGAACAGCAAGGGTCGTCCGATTCTGCGTTCGGTCCAGGTGGCGTACATTGTCAAGGTGGGCCCCAAGACCCTTTACGGTCGCAAGGCGGCACGGCCAGTGAGTCTCTTGGCCGTGGCACCCTACCAAATTCGTCCATAAATAAAACGTTCATCCATAGTAGTATGTCCCGGGCTCTGTTTTGGCTCGGTATCGTATTGCTCGTCTTTGTGGTGGTGTACCAGATGACGAGCGCAAAAAAATCATGCTATGCTCCTCCGCGCGACGAAAATACAATTTTGCCCTACGTGGAAAACTTTCTGTCGGCTCTCCCGGATTCCCAAATGGACGTATATAAAGACGCAGGCGGGACCCTTAACCAAAGAGAGCACCCATTGACTGACAACTTTCAGTCGAATGCTTACGCCGGTACAAACATGGGGTCTTTTGTCAGTCTCGAGTCGAGTGCCGGAAACATTCCAATGTATGTCATTCCTCGAGAAGAACAATATATGTATGGTCAGGTTGATCAGAAGAAATGTAAAAGATCTAATTTACTTGTGACTTCGACTCAGACAGAATACGGACCTGGAACATATTCTGGTATAGTTCTGACTGGTGATTTACATGTCTGGGCCCCTCTTACAGTTGTGGCTACAGGACCAAACGGTGCACGTCAGGTGATGACATACCGGACAAATGATACGTGCCCCGAAAAAGAACATCTCAAACTCGATACAGACAAGACATTCGACACTCTTGTGCTCACCGTTGAACCACAGAAACAGACGATAGAGTGTCGACGATCAATACTTTTGGATCCAAATACCCAACAGGAATATGGTCCAGGTACATACACAGGATTGGACCTCAAAGGTGAACTTGAAGTTTGGGCACCTCTTAGAGTTACGGCTACAGGACCAAACGGTGCACGTCAGGTGATGACGTATCGAACAAATGATAAATGTCCAATTCAGGAACGCTTTGCCCTTTATTCAGAACAAACATTCGATACTTTGGTTCTCGAAATTCCATTGTCTGGGTCATCGTTTGGATCTATTGGCGGAGCACCACTGGAGTCATAGACTTTCCGAGAAGAATACCGACAAAAAGCGCCGCAAACATAAAAATCAGAGTTTGTTTCGACACCCCCTCGAGAAACTCTGATTCTTTCTGGACGGGCTGTGGGTAATAAAACCTCTGAGACGGCGGACGAACCTCTTCGGGCTCCTCCTCTCGTGGATCAATCGGAGGCTGAAACATCGCTATCTACAACACTCTCGTCACTTTTATCTTCAGTGATGAAGCCATCGAGGTTTCCTTGTTCGTCAGCGTCCGACTCGCTCGAAATTTCTTCAGAGTCGTATGACACCTCGGACGACACATCACTCAGATCCGTGTCGTCATACTCGTCATCGGCGTAATCATCCTCGCACACCTCCATCGGGGTGTAACGCTCTGGCTTTTTCACCATTCGACCAGAACGCGTCCTCACTGGCTGGTCTGGTTCTTGTGCCTGATCGGGGGGCCGGGAAGTGGGTCCCTGGGTCGCCGACTGTGCCTCCGCGCTTGAACGTGTCGTCATCTGTTGAAGCATCGGCAGTCTCGTTTAAGTATCTCGGGAAAAAGTAAAAACCCTTCTTCTTGGCAGACGTGTACAACTCGTACTCACCCTCAATGCCGAGTCGTTCAGCAATCAGGTCCAGGTCATCCTGAATGTGCGAATCGTCGGAGCGCCGTATTGACAACCCCAGGTCCCGAATGTTCTCCATGGCTGTATAAAGATATTTTGCGGCGGTCGGAACATCTTTTTCATCCTCGAATGCCCGAATGTTTCGCTTGAATCTGAACCAAAGTTCGGGATCGAGACCAGAGTACTTGTGAAGTTCGCGTTCGTAGCGCGTCGCCAACATTCTAGGTGATCCAATGGTCGGGAA